CAGTTGAGTGCAACTGCAATAATTACTTCTACTGTAGTTACGGATGTAGTTGATATTACGTATACAGTGGGGAACGTTACGGATGCATTTGCTTTTATTCAAACAGTTTCTGCTGTTAGTAATGTACCAACTGTTATTAATATGACGTTTCCAACAATACCGACTAATGCTCTAATTGATGTTACGATTACAGCAATAGGTACGGGGGTGGTTGAGCATGCAGTATCTATGGGGGTCTATGTTGCATCATCATTAGTGGGGACTGTTCCAGTAGTAATAACAGGACAGCCAATTCAGGTTACTGAATATGCTAATTTAGAATTGTTACGTGATCCCTGGAATTCTTCTTTTGAATCATTATTAGGTGACGTAGAGATAGATGGTCTTATTATAGAACAAATGGAAGAAGAGTGGAGTGATGCGCCAGGTGATGCTATGGTTGATCCTAAGGATATGGAAGAAGCTGATGTATTTGCTGACTCGTTGTGTGATAAGATGACACGTTATGCAAGTGCTATAGGAGAAAGGTGTAATCCTATAGTGTTTTTTCGTGATACATTTGAGAGTATACATGAATGGTGTACTAACAAATGTACTGTAAGAGCAGTAGAACATGTGAAGAGTAGGTTGTCGATTGTGACGGATAATGTGCTTGATAGAATATTGCCTGTTGTTATATGGATGATAGATTTTGTTGCAAACTTGTATGTAATGTTTACTACTGAATCACCAACATTGCGTACGTTGATGATAACTTCCTTAGCTGCTAAATGTGTGTTAGCTTATCGTTATGGATCCCAATTACTGGACAAACTAGATGAAGTACTTGGGATAAAATATGACGGTATAGAAATGCAGGGACCTGATCCAAAACAAGCAGTCTCTGGTACAGTGGCGACAGCCATGGTTGCAGGAATAGCTACTATGTTAGGGTATAATTTGTGTTCGGCTGATGTAAAAGACGTGCGTAATTTAGCTACGTGGAAATTTGCAGAAGCGTGTGCGTCTTTTTCTAAAGTTGCAGGAGCTGTTCGTAGTATTCCAACACTTTGGACTGCAGCTGATGCAGGAATAAAGGCGGCTATTGCTTTCTTTATTGATGGGCCAGATTGTTTTACTAGTTGGGCTGATAAAAACCATGGTAAGTTAATAAAGTGGCAGAGAGATTATGATGATATGAAAAGTGTGAATGCATTTGTTAATTCTGGTTTATTTAAAGTGATTGAAGGGAAGACTAATTTTTCTAGGTTACATGATTTAACTGAATTTGCTAAGGAAGTTCGTACTTTTGGATCTCCTATACCGCATTTTAATACCGTTTGGTTACGTACTGCTGATGATTTAATTAAGACTCACGCTAATGCTGAGAAGCAAATGAAAACGTCTAAGGGGCGAGCTGAACCTATTGGTATATTATTTAGAGGTGATGCTGGTTGTGGTAAGTCTTTATTATGTTCCCAGTTTTTACCACATGCCATTATGCGTGAGTTAGGTATATCTAGTAATTTTGATGAAACACAATCTAGGGTTTATACTAAGTCGATGGATCCCAAAGCTGATTATTGGGATGGGTATCTTGGTGAGCAACATGTATGGGTTAACTTAGATGATTTTGGACAATCAAAAGCGGAAGAAGATATTGGTAATGTTATAAATTTAATTTCTTCTTCTGATGCTCCTGTTAATATGGCAGATTTAGCTGATAAGGGAATTTTATTTGTATCTGATTTTGTGTGTTGTACTACTAACTTATCTACTTTTACAGGTTTGACAGCCATTAAGCAGTCATCAGCTTTGGCTCGTAGGTTTCCTATTAGTGTACAATTAGTGACAAATCCTTTGTTTCAGAAAGTAGATGGTAATAAAAGAACTTTGGATCATGAGTTGGTTGTCCGTCATTTAGGTGAATTTGATGGAACTTCTGACAATTTATATGAACGTATGGATCGTATTTGGACTATTACAACTCATAATTTTGATAGTGCAAATGGGTCTGCTCCAAAAGGACAAATTATGACTATGAAACAGTTAGTAGATGCAATACTTCAACTTTATCGTATACGTAAAAAGGGTTTTAAAGCCTTTACAGGAATATTAGATAAAATGCGAGTACAAGAGCAGATGATGTATGATGATTCTGATAATTATGAAACGGATGAGGAAGAGATTGATATTCCTAGGTCTAATCGATATAACTTTGTGCATCGTGTGTTGGAGGCACAACCTAGTATGACTGCTAGTAAGGCTCGCTCTTTCTTAGCAGAAGTGCGAGGTTGTAATATGATGGAGCAGTATGGTATTGGAGAGAATGATTGGAAAGCGTGTAAGACTTTGCCAGATCCTAATTGGATAGTGTTAGATCGTGCTCCAGAAAATTATATAAATCTTATGCGAGTTTTGGGTTATCTTAAGCGGTTTGGTGAAAGTGATGAAAAGACTGATGAAAAGAGGTGGCCTGGACTTGTTAAGTGTATGCTTAAGTGGTGTGGTGTCGCCGCTGCAGGTGTGGTGGTAGTAGCGTTGTTGTCAAAAGTATTGAGGATGCTGTTTAGAACAGTTACTGCTCCTTTGGAACAAGGAGCACATTATGATGGATCGAAAGCACTTAAAACAAAAGCTCCTACTAAGATGAAAATGAAAGATGCCACAACAAAAGTGTTAGAACAGGTGGGTTTGGATGAGAGGCAAGTAGTTGTTTCTAATAATTTGCGCTATGTTCGTTTTGGTCATCCTGATATGCAGCCTCGGAAAATGTTAGCAATTGCATTGGATTCGCGGCATGTTGTTTTTCCAGAACATTTCTGGTTAGTTTACTTAGAAACCAAGAAGGAAGTAATGAGTACGTATATGGAAATAGAAATACGTAGACGTGGAGTGCATATGGGTTGGGTACCTATTAGTGTGACTACTCAGAATTCAATACAGTTAGAAGGAGTGGGTGATCTTTTGGGTTTTAAGCTTGATGGAAGATTGGCTAGTTTACCAGGCGTTACAATTGTTGGAGCAAAGAGTTTTGGTCACATTTAATGACTGTTGATGATATGGCTTTTTATTCAGGTAGTGCACAATCGTCGAGAATGTTAGGATTGCAATGTGGAGATGTAGGGTGTAAAGCGTTTGTTAGTTTTGAAACGTCTCTGAAATTTAAGAATAGAGCTTATTTAGTGGGTAAGAGCGCTTTGGGTTCTCAGTATGGGGACTGTGGAAGACCATATGTTCACGTCTCATCTAGTGCACAGCATTGTTTGTTAGGAATGCATTCGTTAGGGATGCCTAATGAAATTAAGCATAATGTAGGTATTACGCCTTTAATCAGAGAATCTATTGAATTAGCAAAAACTTTGTTAGATTCTGTGCAGGAGGTTAAGCATGTTGAACCGTTGATTTTAGAGGAAATTGCGAAAGTCGAGATTAGTGAGGTTCCTGCTTATTTTAAAGACCTTTGGCATACTGATACTATGCCCTTGGTCGGTCAAATTAAAATTAACGGGTGTCCATTACAAAGATGGACACCCGTTAATACTAAGTATCGTAAGCGAACATTGGGAGATGGTACTGATTTCATACATCGTAATTGGACTAATGAGTATTTACCTAGTGTGAAGATATCAGTTAATGTCGCAGGTGTTACTAGGCACCCATTGATTACTGGGGCACAAAAATATACTGTGGCGGCAGAAAGAGTCGTCCCAGTTATTTACACCATGAATGCGGTTAAACATTTTTGTAAGAAGATTTTTGCAGATCCAGAGGCTAGAGCTTTGACGTTTGATGAATCCTTGAATGGATTTGGCACTATGGAACATTTGGTGATGAAGACGGGAGCAGGTTATTGGGGTTTATGGTTTTCTAATGGTAAAACTGAAATTTTTGATTCTGTTGAGCAAAGAATTCGTCTTGATGGTAGTGTAGAAACCTTACGATATGACTGGTCTGAGAAAGCTCGTCAATATAGTATTCCTGTTTGGGATTGTACTATAATAGATTTTTATAATAAATGTGAGCAAGATATTAAAAGTGGTAGGTGTATGACCACTTTTTGGGTATCCACACTTAAGGATGAGCTAGTGAGTTTGGAGAAAGCTCGAATTGGTAAAACTCGAGTTTTTGAACAACCTTGTGTGGTGTATACGTTACTTTGTCGTAAATATTTTGGTCATTTTACAGATTATTATAAGCGTCATGCTGGTTTCAAGTTACATCATGGTATAGGAAAAGATAAAGATAGTGTTTGGGGTAGATACTATGAAGTTCTTAGGGAACGTAGTGATGTTGGTTTTGATGTTGATTATAAAAATTATGATGGAACAGTGCAACCAGCAGCTTTTGATTTTTTCTTAGCAGTCACTGATCATTATTATGGAGTGCAAAATATTAATGAGAGACATGCACTTATCCAAACGTTGCAGTGTAGTTTGCATCTTATAGGTAATTGTGTGGCAGAGTCTGCTCAAGGGAATAAGAGTGGAAATCCTTTAACGGATCTCTTTAATTCAATTACTAATGTTTGGTTGGTTTATGTTGTGTACCAAATGACGCGAGAAATCCATGACTTACCTAGTGCGATTGAAACAATCGACGTAAATGTTGACTTTCTTACTTATGGTGACGATGTTATATTATCTGTTGTAGATGAATGTTTGGATTATTTTAATCGTGTAACTTTTGCTAGATTAGCTAAGAGGATTGGGTATGATGTTACGGCAGCAAATAAAAGCAGTGAGATAGTACCTTATGAGAAATTAGAGGAATTAACGTTTCTTAAGAGTGCTTTTGTTCAGCAACATGGTTATGTTGCTGCCCCTATGCCAAAGAAAGGCATTTATAAGCAATTGATGTGGATTACTAGTAATGTTGAGGGGGACATTACTGTATTTG